ACCGCATCTAAACACGCCCCGAATATGGCAAGGTCAGCGCCGATCAAGTCGATGTCCCTAATCAAAACGTCGTAAACCAAGCTGACATCCCGATCATTAAACTCCTCTGATAACACCTTGGTGATGTCGCGTAACCGCATAAGACCGTGGGTGTATTGATCCTTACTCTTTGATGTAGATCTTATAGCGCTGAAGTTAACCGTTCTGACAAACACCCCTGCATTCAACAACACACCCAACAGATACTCCGCTGCACGGTGCTGACTCGCATTGATTTGATCAGCCAACAACATACGATCAATCGCCAACTGATCAGCTACCCTGGCTCTGCTAATCTTTTCGCCATCGTCCAGCTCCAACACCACACGATGCTTTAGGTGTGTGCCTGGGTTGCCAACATCATTGATGTTAACGTCAGAAGCTGATGTCCCAGTCTTTTTCTGTTTCATTCCAGTCCCTGCGACGGTCTTGAGGCCATGTTACAGGATCGTTTGGATCAAAGTGACCTTCCCAATCAATATACCTACCGCACACAGGGTCATACTGTAGCTTGCATTCACCGACAGTCCCAACCCATTTGAATCTACATTTCCATGAGTGCACTGCAATGTGGTCACCCTCGCGCTGCACAGTGACGCCGCAATCTGCTTTAGCAAACCAGGCAGCAGATCCACTGATGTGATTACCGTTTGGCACCGGCATTTTACCAGCGTCATTAGCCCTCATCTTTGCAGGGTGTGCGATGAACCATATGTGCAGATCGTGACTGCGTGCGAACTGAACCATACGGGTTAACATTTCGCTGATCGACTGATGTTCGTTTTCGGTTTGGGTTTGGGCGATGTAGTTGTACGGATCTATCACCAAACCTCTGCACCCCAGCCTCAACACAGCCATCTTGGTTCGCTCTATGATTGAGTCTACTGTCGCCGGTTCGCCATCTTTAGAATCCAAGAAAGCAAAGTGATCGTTAACCCAAGACCTGGCCTCTGCCATTTGCTCCTCTGTCATGCGCTCGTTACGCCCCTCAAAAAAAGGCAACCGCGCTCGCTTCTCACAAAGCTTGATTATGTGCAGCGGCGGTGGGTTTTCGAAGCTAGCAACAGCAAACTTCCAATCATGTTGCTCAGCCAGATTAACCATCACCGCATCAACCCACTCGCTTTTACCTGACCCAGGCAGGCCGGTGACTACCGTTAGCTGCCCTTGCAGGACAGTGTACAGGCTATCTAAGTCTCTGAATCCTGTAGACTTTCCGCCCATCAGCCCACGTTCATACAGGAAGTTAACGTCATCAGAATAGTCGGCGGCACTGTACACCCCGACCAAAGGTGTAGGTGTCGCTTCTCTGATCAGATCAACAAGCATACCGGCACCGTGCTTTCGCAAGATGTCGTTACTGTCTTTGCAATTGTCAGGTAGCTCTAGGTGATAGCACTTAGCACGACCTACCCTGCGCATGATTTCTTCGCCAAGGGCCACCCCTGGTTCATCATCATCTAGGGCAAGAATGATTTTCTCGGCAGACTCAAAGATTTCTTTACTGTGCCATAGGTAACTAAACTTACGGTCATCCTTGGCATCTACACGCTTGTTAGATACACGTTGGGGCGCTCCGTTAGGAACAGACAAAACCAAGCAGCTATCTGGATCAATGCCCTTGGTTGCAGCTTCGCTGTTGATGGCACTAACTACACTGAGGCAATCGATCTCACCTTCCGTAATGACAAGTGTTTTGATCTCTTGCTCTCTGTAGTTCTCTAAGCCCCAGAGAACCTTCGCACTGCCATCTTGAACAAAGTACTTCTCATGTATACCTCGCCATTTAATCGCCTCGTAATCGCCGTATACAAAGCCTAGCGCGTCCATCTCGCCGCCGTTAGGGAAATACTTGGTGCCGCCACACACTTGATACCCTGTGATCAACTTGGGATCTATGCCTCGACTAATCAAATACTCGTTCATCAAACCCGTATCCACTTGCTTGGGTTTGCTGATGGCCTTGACCTTGGCTTTGTTGTCCCAGAAATCTAAACCTTTGAAGTCCTTTTCATAAAACACCTTGCCGCTGATCTCGCAATGCCAGCATTGATACATCACACCCTCTTCATCAGGCTGTATGTTCAACGTCTTTTCAAATTTCTTTTTCCGATCTGGAGAGCATTTCGGACAAACATATCGCCCAGGCTCCTGTGCCATCACAAAATTTTCTATCTCTTCTTTATTCACCGTACCCCCTTGTCAGTTAAAATTAAAAATGTTAAATCTGCACACGAAAGCCAGCTAGAAAGCCATCGTTACTCAACAAAGTTGAGTTCAGAAAGCCTTCTAGGCTAGCCTTCGATACGCTCTACCCCTTCGATCCAAGTCAGGAAATCATTCAACGCCCTTTGCTTTCGCACAGCGTGTGTCTCTAGCAAGATTGGCTTTACCTTGTCGCATAGCTGCACGATAAAATCCTGCTGCAAAGATTCCGACAAAGCTTCATCACCAAACACTGCGGCCCAAAATAAAGACGCCTCACGCCTTAAAGATTCTTTGTCAGCGACCAGATCCTTAGCGGCCCCGATCAACAACCTCTTTAATCTAGTATCAAAGACTTTCGACTTTGATGTGCGCTCTTGGGTTTTCTTTGTCGAGGGCATGATAGATATGTTTTTCCTTAACTTGTCTGTCGTTAACGTAGGCGAATCCTTCCAATGCGTCCAAGATCACAGACTCATCTAGATCAGGCCTGCGCGTTGCGTACCAAATGGTCATGGTCACACGCACATCCCCATCCAACAGCTCGTCCAGCTTGGGGCATTGCTTGTTGAAGCCTTCAACATAATCTCTGGCTTTCTTACTCTTTATGAAGCGCGGCTTGCCGCCGATTAACACCATCTTTCTACTGTTAGCTTTGCTAGCAGGTTCACCGTAAATTATTGCTTCAAAAGACATTGGACAATATACAAGCTACAAGGTATTCTTTACAACACTAAGTGGAGATTTTTTATGAGCAAGATAGGCGCATACGTTCTCAGCCTTGAAGAGGCTGGAATGATTGAGTTTAAAGAAAGTGAGAACATCTATGACTGGATCGATAAAAAGGGGCGTGGATATGAATATACCCCGCCGAAACAAAAATCACCTACCCGATATTCCATTCGACCAACTTTTTTTTCGCGATGCTTACGACATCGAAGCAACCGAAGAGGAAATAGATCGAATGGCAGCAGCCGCAAGGCAACGCTACAGACGGTGGCAACAAAAACAAAACACGCAGCCAGGGGACAAAGAACACAAAGAGTTCTACGTCGGCAAGGTCAAGACCGAAGAGGGCTTAATCGTGCGCGTGTATTGTCACGTAGGGCCTATCGATGAAAGTCACCAACGATCACAATCTACCCTCTCCAGTGGTGAGGGCGCTGAGCCGTAATGATTATGACGCAGGTAACACACACTTATCTGTAACACAGCTCATAGACTCGCCTAGAGTACAAGCGCTGAGGCGAAAGCATTGGGATGAGATTACAGAGGATGTAAGCGATAAGCTTTGGTCTGTGCTTGGCACCGCCGTGCACCGTGTATTTGAGGAAAATGTAGAAGAGGATGTAATCAGTGAAGAACGTTTGTTTTTGGATGTTAATGATTGGACTGTGTCTGGAGCTATAGATCTCCAAGACAAAGAGGGGCCGGTTGATTACAAGTGCACAAGCGTGTGGTCTGTAATCTTTGAGAAGAAAGAGTGGGCCTTACAGCTCAACTGCTATGCCTGGTTGATGAGACACGCAAAAGCGAGGGCTAGCACTAAGCTGAAGATTATTGCTGTGATGCGCGATTGGAACCGTCGAGAAGCCCAACGCAACCCAGACTACCCACAGGCACCAATACAGATAGTGGATGTACCCAAGTGGACTGATGAAGAGCAAGACCAATACGTTGCAGAGCGGGTCAAGCTCCATCAAGACGCTCAGATAGCAGAAGCTATGGGTGAACGGTTGCCACTGTGCACAGATGAGGAACGGTGGCGGAAGAAATCTAGTTACGCTGTTCGCAAACCAACCAACAAAAAAGCAACTAGGGTGTTTGATGAACTGTCTTTGGCTGAACAATACGTCCAAGACAATTCAGATATTAAGTACGTGATAGATGAGCGTGTCGGTGAATACACCCGCTGTAAGCAGAACTGGTGCCGTGTAGCAGAGTTTTGTGATCAGTACGAGGAGACAGAATGATAGAAATGGATAGGAAGGTATACGAGAAGATGGTAGGCATTTGGTCTATCACTCGTATGCCTAAGCTAGAGATGATCGTACAAATCGATCATGTCTCGTTTACCTGGGTGAAAGGGCCGATCACAAAAGTGCCGTATAAAATTTTTGATGAACTGGCGCCCATCGAAATAGTTAATTTAATTGAACAACAAGTGGAGAAACAACATGGCATCAACTGCAAAGTCTACCGATCCGACTTTCGGGGATATCTGGCAAACCCTTTCAGCTCTCAACGTTAACGAGTTCGCTAAAACTCTTGGCGATGATTTGACCTATCTTAGTTGGGCTAAGGCATGGGAAGTGCTTATGGAACATTATCCGCAAGCCACTTATCAATTTGATGCCAACGAAGTTCACCTTGATGGCACCATCACTGTGTACTGCTCAATCACGATAGGAGAGCACACCAGAACTATGTGGCTGCCCGTGATGAAGGGGTACTCACATCGTGCAGTCGCCAACCCAGACGCTCGCTTAATCAGTGATAACAAGATGCGGTGCCTGACAAAATGTATGGCGATGTTCGGCCTCGGTCACTACATTTATGACGGTGAAGATTTGCCGAAACCAGAACGCCAAGAGGAAGAGAAAGAGGTAGAACAAGAGACTGAAAGGAAGACGATCTACGAGATGGGCGGCACAGAGGAAGAAGCTCAGCAATATGTCACTTGGTATCTCTACACTCTTCAGATGCAAGATGACGCGAATGGCGTAAGAGGCCAATGGAAAGATAACATCGGCCCGTTGAGGGCGATTGAAAAGGATCACCCAAAAGTTCATGCGATCCTCGTTCAAAAGAACAAAGAATATATAGCGGGACTGGACGGTAACAAATCACAAACCAAGGAGAAGTAAATGGCATATGCGAAGATGGAAAAATCAATGGGACAACTGTACCCAGAGAAAGAACGTAAGAGTGATAAAGCACCAGCCTTTAAAGGGCCGTTCAAAATAACGAAAGCTCAGGCCCGTGCTCTAGTGAGGCACTTTGAGAACGGAGCAGAGGAAGTCACAGGCAGGCTAGCGGCTTGGAAAAATTCAGGCCAGCAAGGCCCTTACATTGGTCTTGAGTTAGAGGTGCCAGAGTATCAAGAGGGAGGTGCTCCACAGAGACAAAGACCTGCGCCAGCACCAGAGCCTGTGTTGGAAGAAGATCCCTTTGACGATGACATCCCGTTTTGATTGACACAGAGGACAAAGATACCTGGTGTGACCTGGGCGAGGATGAAGAAAGAAACTTCCTCAAGGCACAAGATTTTCATCTCGTTAACTTTATGCCAAACCCAGAAAAGGATAATGACAAGTACACCCATGACTTGCGCGTTTCCTTCCCTAGTGATCTCAAGACGGTGCGCACAGCTTGGCGCCGGTCTCAGGAGATGTTTGGCTTAGATCCAGGTTACGCCATATCTTTGAATCGCAAGGACGTTGAACGGTACAACCGCTTGTATCCAAACATCATTATCGTGTTCGACATAGATATGGATGGGTACAAGGCGGTGCACTGGGCAGATCTAACCAGGATCAACCGTTTAATCAAAAGTAATTTTGCAAAGGAACACATCTACAAAAACAGGGTGGACGATGATCAAGGCAATGCTAAGAGTAGCTTTGTCTTTGATTGCAGATGGTTCCCTATTATGAGGAAAGAATGATGGCAAATTATCAGTATCGCGAAAGCAAAGACGATTGGAAAAGAGTAGAGATTACTCCTATGGACAAGGCGATAGACGAAATGTCTGAAGCTTTAGAAAACTGGGAGCAGAAAGCTATTGAGTACCACAACGCAAAGACAAGTTTTGAAGCTTGGGAGGCAGGTACAAAGAAAACTTTCATGCACGCTGGTATGAGCGGGGTAGCGGCTGAAGCGGAAATGAAATGCAAAGGTCAATTTCAGCCAGGGCATGGGTCAAGATGGGAAGCGCATGCCAACAAAGTTAACGAACTTATGGTGCAAGAGAAGGCTGCTGCCAAAAAGATTCGGGTGGCAGAGATGAGGTGGGAAACTGAGAGATCAAAGAACGCAACTCTGAGAAACGTCAAGTGACAGAGGACGAACTGCGCAAAGAAGTGAGCCAGCCTGACCACTACACCGGCACTGCTGAATCAGTGGATGTAATTCGACAACAGTTTGGAGACAAAGCGTTGCGGCATGCGGCTTTGGTTCAGGCTTTTCAATACATCTTTAGGTGCATGAAAAAGGGATCTTTGGAGAAGGACATACGCAAAGCTATCTGGTGGCTGCATGTTGCTGTAGGAGATGACCCAAGGAACAAAGAAGTCCAGTGAGTGAGCCAATATCTATCAATCAAAGTTCAGTATCTAGCAGTGGTTTTGTCTCCACCTATGTCGGGGGAAGCGTCAGCCACCTAAAATTAGAGAATGATGGATCTGTGTGTGGTCAGTTCATCGTCTCTGACAGTGCGAGTGGTCATATTATTATTGGCAACAACGGCCCCGCCCAAATACAGATACATAACATTGACAACCGATCAATACTAGAAAAGCTGATCTTCCCTGATCAGTCCATTGCACACCATGCACAAATAGAAGCGCGTGCACGCAAATATCGACTGCAAGAAAAGCGTCGAAAAAAAGGCATCAAAAAGGTTAGTGATCATTATCAGCGTACTGGTGTTTACCTGCTTTACGATGATGATTATGAGGTTGTGTATGTGGGGCAAAGTGTCAGGCCCTTGCAACGAATCAATCAGCACTTAAAGAGCAACAAAGAGTTTTCTTATTTCAAAATTATATGGTGCTTGGATTCTAAGAAGCTGCACTGGGAGAAGAAGCTGACGCAGTACTATGATCCGAAGTTCAATAAAACTAACAGACCCCAAAAATATGTGTAAGTATATTTCTGACCGAAGTTTTCCATCACTTCTCCTATCAACGTGCCTGTCCGTTGTGGTCAAAAAAGGCAGGCTAATCTTTGCTGCTCTTCTGGTCTTGTTACCGATCACAGTCTGCGCTCATTTC